TCTTCGAACCACGGGACCCTTTGACTACACGATAAAGATTTCTTGAACGCCAGAACTGTCCGTACCCCCCGCCAACTGTCTTAGGTAGGTCAACAACAATATCGTTCTGTTTAATCTGGTATGTCTGACTCATTCGCAAACACCACCGTTCCAGAAACATCAGCCTCTACCTTGTCTGTCCAAAGTCTATGCCGTTTTCCTAAAAGTTCGGCTGCCTTGATTCTATCCTTCGCTCCGACATCGATATCCGTAATCGTTTGGCCTAATTCTCCTATGCTTATCAAGGTCTGTTCTTGCGTCTCTCCTCGCATGACTGAAGTTAGATAACTAAGGACTTCTTGCTGATCTGCAATTTTCTCAGAATCAAGTTGTTTCAGTCGTTCATCTATATAGCTTTTAATCTTAGGATTCTTTAGTAACTTATGCCCTTCGACACCTGCCACCCTATCACTAGAAGCACGATAACCTGCTTTCTTATAAGCTTCCGTCGCATTACCTGAGATGATGTACTCATCTGCGAATCTCTTTTGTGTTATCGTCAATTCATTCAATTTTCCATCACCACCTTTCGAATAATCAAAAAAAGCCACACGATGTGCGACCTTCTTGCAAAGCGACTACTACCTTGCATGTGTACAATCTTTTTGATTTTCTATTTTTATTTTTTGTAGTCTTTAAAACCTCTGAGGGAATCAAACCCTCTAGCTTATAACTTATCCGGAATATAATTAGCTACGCAACCATGCGAGGTTCGGTCGCTACTGCAACCATTTTTAAGTTAATGAGTGATATATGAATGCTAAGCCTACTGCCTACCCCATTCTGGGACACAAACACTCAAATGACAGTAGCTGGAATCGAACCAACTGGTCTAGCAGTAAAACGCACGTTTGGTAAAAAAATTAAGGAGACCCAAACAACCTGCTAACCTGTCCTTACTGTCTAAGAGGCCGAAGCCTCAGAAATAAAATGAAAAATATAAAGGAGACGTCAATGAACGAAATAGAGAAAGGGACTCGAACCCTCAACGCCTTTACGACACCCTGATTTCAGGTAACCATCTACCAAATTCTGAGACCTCTATTTCTAATTATTGACAATACTATTTTATCATGTAAAATAAGCCATTTCCTAGCAATTTACTTGCAAATATCTCCCAAAATTTTACGATAAACAATCAGCTTACCTTTTCGATAAGCTTCCGCAAATTCCAACGCACCTCTACTAAGCATGCGGTAGAACTCACTCTCAGAATATCCTAAATCCATATAAATAGCCTTGTCTGATAATTGGATTTTCATATCCATGTACTTCTTTGCAATAACCTGCCGAACGTATGGATCCATGATACAATTGACTGCTCTCTCAATCTCCAAAACTTCTGCTTCTGCATCCACATGTTCGATAACCATATTCTCTGTTGCTGTGTTCTTACCAGTAAATGTCTTTGGTTCAAATGAGTAGGTCGTTGTGATTTTAGGCAAATACTCAGCGCCTGCCATTCGGACATACGAGCGATAACTCTCTAGAACGTCATAGACATTTCTCTTGGTGAATTGCACGTCAACTTTTTTTAATAACCTCACAACATCGCTCCTTTGTGATATAATAGTCTTTGCGAGAACTATTAGCTGAGACAGAGTGTATCTTGGCTTTTTTTATTACCAAGTTATATGAATTTTCTTGTCAGAAGTGTAAGTGTCGCCTGTAAAAATATTTCGTGAGAGGTATATCTTGTATCTAACTCTGAAACCTGGTCCTAACATCTCTCGTAATAACTCCAACGTTTTCTCATTATCCAAGCGACGTCTAGTGTACTCATCTTTGACTGATAATACACCTATAAGATGACCTGTATATCCTTGCTGAGCAGATGTTTTTATTTTCTGCTCTAAATCGTGTTTCTTGAAGTAACGCTCAAACCATTTAGCATGGCTTTCTGAGCCCAATTGCTGTACTTCATCAAATAATGTCATTCATTTTTCCTCCAAAAGCTCAGGGTTTTCGTAGATATTACCGATGATTTCTTCATGCTCAGTCCACGCATATCCTTCTCTCAAGTCTTTTAGGTATACAGCTGGCATTCCTCCAAAATACGTACCGCCATATTCTTTTTCTATATAGACTTCGTGAAGGCAGCCTCTTGTGCATTTGATAATATCTCCGACAAAGACCTCTTTACCATTCCTATCCTTGAGTCCTGTTGATTGCATGAGGATCAATTCTGATTTTTCGATAGGAATAAGAAGTTTGCAGTCCGATGTTGGTTTTTCCATGTTGCAAATCAAGCCGTTATCTGTGATAAAAAAATGTTCTACGAATTTCTTTTTTGCGCTATCCCACGCTCTAAACTTCGGTATCATCCCAAATCCTCCTCTTTGACGAAGCTACCATCAATCCAACGACCTTTTCGGTCTTTGATTTCTTGGTAAGCCAGTTCAAAACATTCTTCGAAGCTATAACCTAGCGATGTACTGATTAATTTTAACCAATTGATAGAAGATGATAGAAAATCCTTGCATATCAGTTTGTTTTCCCAGTTACAACTCAGTTGAAAGTTACTGATGTCTGAGTTTAAAAATTTGAAGTAACTAAGCACATCTATTTCAAAAGATACTTTAGAAGCATCAAAAATCTCCTGCACATCCTCTTTAATCAGCAAGGCCAGACCGACAATCACGACTGCACAATCTCCAATGCTATCTTTAGTTAGTTGCTCATTCTTCTTGAGATAGCCAGCGCATAGTTCGCCGAACTCCTCACTGAGCTTAAGTGACTGCTTGTCTAACCGTCCACCGTTCTCTAAATCGCGGTCAATAAACCATTGCTTGACTTTGTCTATTGTGTTCATAGTAACCCCTGCAATTCTTCCAAATCAAAATACTCTGTCAGCTCATTTTTCAATTCTTCAAGAGTTCCACATCGTCCAATCAAATCCGACACATCTAGCATCGTATCCTCTTTGTTCAACGTGTTCTCTGCCACTGCATCAGCTACCCATTTTGGATGTGTGCCAGCCTTAGAGAACTGATCTTGAGGCAATAGCTCAAGCAATGCTTCATATCGCTCTTCAAGAGCAATCAGAGCCCCAAATACATCAATGTAGTCAGTATCTGCTTTCTTGCTTTCAAAAACTTCTGGCTGATTTTGTTTCACGATTTCCGCATAAATAGCAGACCATTCTTTTTCTGAAAAACGTGATTTCTCAACTAATGCACCGTATTCGATTTCCTTACCATCGACTGTTACTTTATAGTTCATATTCTTACCTCATCCCCTACTTTGATTTTTTCAAACTGTTCTTTCGTAACTACGAACACCCCATAGTCACGAATCGTAATCGTGTACAACTTCCCATGTCGTCCTTTCTCGACGACCTTACCAAATATCTCAGCGCCTTGATTATCTGCCTTGTAGATAACCATCGGCTTCTTCTCTTCCAAATCTCGAATCCTGTCCATCTGCCAGATATTCAATCCAGCAGATAATAAGATCCAGATTGCTATGAATCGTTTCAATCTGTTGCCTCCTTCTCAACTGTGATAGTAAAATCCCGACCATTTATATTTAAAGGCAAAACTGCCCCTGTTTTCGAGTCACTTTTTAGCAAATCAAATACAATTTCTAAAACTTGCTTACCTAAAATCAATTGTGTCTCTAAAATATTTTGCACATCTTCCATCACTCCACCTCCTCAATCTCAATCCCTGGGCAATCAAACACCCAGCCGAAGTCTGCTTCTTCGAGTTCTTTGCGAGTGAACTTTGTATCATATAGTGTGTTTTCTTTCCGATCTGAAAAAAGCCATTTTTTCGAATGTTTTTCGCAGTTCAAAAATTCGTGATTTCCACAAATCCCTCTCACTCTCACCATATACCGCTTTTCTTCCTCGACCTCGTAGCCGTCAAGCCAAGCTCGAGCGAAGAGGTCTTGGTTATCTACAAATATAAACCATTTTTTTATTTCGGCATTTTCGTGAACCAGCTCCATTGCTTGGTATAAAGAATACCCTAGACCTCTGCAATGTTCTATCCAATCCGCCACAAACTTCTTAACTTTGGCTTTTCGGGGTTCGTCTAGTTGTTCAATGAGTTTAACTGCCGAAGCGACAGGAATACATTCGATTTCATAACCAAACATTTCCAAATTTAACTTTCCGATTTTTTCAATTTCTTCAATCAATTCCTGCTTATTCATCTTCCAACTCCTTTATTCTCTTCTTCAATTCTTTATTCTTTTTCTTCAACAAATCACGCTCCAGCACTCTAATCTGTCTCTTACGTGCATCGCACGGCTTCGAATACTCGATTATCTTCTCTTCGTTTTGCTCGATTGTGCGTAGATAACCTTTTATCAATTCTTGTTTATCATACTTCAACTAAACACCTCATCAAATTTCATGACATCCTCATTCCACTTGAACGGTTCA